CCTGAAGTTCCGCTTGAACCTGATGAACCAGAAGTACCAGATGAGCCACTAGTTCCAGAAGAACCTGAACTACCTGATGTACCACTAGATCCTGATGAGCCGCTTGTTCCATCTATACCTGAAGTTCCTGAAGAGCCAGAAGAACCGCTTGTTCCGCTAGAACCTGAACTGCCACTAGTACCACTAGATCCTGATGACCCAGAAGTACCAGATGAACCTGAAGAACCGCTTGTTCCACTAGAACCAGAACTTCCTGAAGTGCCAGATGAACCTGAGCTACCGCTTGTTCCTGAAGTTCCAGCTATATTAGCAGCTAATGTTGTTACTATGTTTGAGAGAGTATTATCTCTCATTTCAATATCAAACGCAGTATTATTACCTGTTGTGTTTGCGTAAACACTAACTCTAATTCTTGAGTTAACTGATGCTAAAACATATGAAGGAACATATAAAGAATAAATATAATTGTTTTGGGTATTAGTAATAGGAGTACCCGAACCAGCATTTCCTGATGCAATATTAGCAATAAGAGTTGTTCCATTAGATTGCATTTCATCAATAACAATCCAATAAACAAGAGTACCTGTTCCAGCTGTTCTTTGTGCAAATAAATTATTTACCCATAACCCAGGAACTATTACTGTTGTAGCTAAAGATGCTGATGGAGTAACATATTGAACTATTTCAGTGTCTCCATCCGCAGGATCAAAACTTGTTGTTGAAATAGTTGTTTGTGATCCTGTATTAGGGAATAAAATTAAATCATCGGTAATTAAAGATGTTATAGGAACTGTTTGTGATGCTGTTGGTCCGTCATAATAATAAACTAATCCACTTGATATACCACTAACTCCTGATGTTCCACTAGACCCTGAAGAACCTGAGGTTCCTGATGAGCCTGAACTACCACTAGTTCCACTTGAGCCTGATGAGCCAGATGAGCCTGAGCTTCCTGAGGTTCCACTAGATCCAGATGAACCAGAAGTTCCACTTGAACCACTAGAACCTGATGAACCTGATGAACCTGAAGAGCCACTAGTACCTGATGAACCTGAAGAACCTGAGGTTCCAGATGAACCTGAAGTGCCACTTGAGCCTGATGTACCTGAGGAACCAGAAGTGCCAGATGAACCTGATGTTCCTGAAGAACCAGAAGTACCTGAAGAGCCAGATGAACCACTTGTTCCACTTGAACCACTTGAACCTGAACTACCTGAAGTGCCAGATGAACCTGATGAGCCGCTAGTACCACTTGAACCAGATGAGCCTGATGAACCTGATGTACCACTAGAACCACTTGAGCCAGATGTTCCACTAGAACCTGATGTTCCTGAAGAACCACTTGTTCCACTAGAACCAGAACTTCCTGAAGTGCCGGATGAACCTGAGCTACCGCTTGTTCCTGAAGAGCCGCTTGAACCTGAAGTACCATCTGATGGCATATCAGAATATTCTAATACTCCTGAGGCAGGAACATATGTTACAACATATGAAGGACTAGCTTCATATGGTAATGTTTGAATTATAATAGGTTCTGCTGAACCTGAAATTACTAATGAACCTGTAATTACTGCTGATCCTGAGAATGGAAATCCAACTCCTGAACCTGATATATAAACTGTTACTCCTTCAGTCCCAGATATTACTTCTGTGAAAGCTTCAGCTGAGCCGGTAAAATTGATAAAAGGAGCACTAGCTTTTATTAAGGAGCCAGTATAATATATATCAATAGCACCAGTACCGCCGGAGCCAGCTGTATTGTAAACACCAACGGGTACCTGATCAAGATATCTAACTTTAGCCATTTATTTATAATAAATATTAGCCTTACCCGATGGATGTAGATCTGTTTTGAGTTTCTTTTTCCCCAACAGTAGGTGTGACTAAACGTCCATCTTGTTCTACTCCAAGGAATATTCCTTCATTATTTGTCGCTTCAACTGAAAATATAATTTTAGAAGCTTCGTATGATTTCTTTTGCGCGTTCATGTCTTTTTGTATAACGTCTGGTATAATATAGCCATTTAGGCTTAAATCGAAAGTACTACGTACTACTCTTTCATTACTATCTGATAATTCTGTTTGGAAACCAAAAGAATCTATCATAGCTTTAAATTTAAAGCGTTCTGGGTCACCCCAATATGAGTCTGAAGCGTATTCAATGGCTTCAACTATTTTATTTTGTTGTTCTACATAATATGTAAACACAGCAAATTGATAGCTTACTGTTACATAATCAGGAACTACAACTGAATAATAAACTTTGTTAGGTGTTCTATTATTTAAAACATTAAAGTTATCATAAGCATTTTTTGAATTGTAACCTTTAGTAAACACACCATAATTATAAGGTAAGTTAGCATCTAATTTATTAGCTATACTTCTATTTTTATTAATTCCTGTACGTTTAAACATGATTAATGGAGCCATAATTTCTCCATTTAAGTCTCTATAATAACCGTCTTTTTGAAATGATTTCCATTTCTCAGGGGCACCATAAATCACAGGAACAGGAATTCTAACACCGTTTTGTATAACAAAAGGTTTAATAACTTCTCTAAGATAATAGAATACAGCTTCATCTATGTCTTGAATACTAACAGAAAATGGTTTTGTTGTATCTCCTTTAAATGAAATCTGTTGTGATCTATTAACTTCATTATCCAAATTAGGATTGGCTAAATTAGGATTTCCATTTTCCTTATCATAAGGAGTTATAAGAGAATTACTTATTTCTCTTTGGGTCTTTGGTATTGGTTTTCTTCCTTTTACAGCCATTATAAACGTTGTTTAACAATGTTCAAGCGATCAGCTGGTACGTAGTGCGCTGAACATATTGATGATACATTATAACCAAAAGAACCTAAGTCAGTTTCTAATGGGTTTGTTCCTGTTGAGTCATTATAAGGATAAGCTGGGTTTTTACCTACAAAGAACTGTGTAGAGTTTATACTATCTATTTCCCAATATCCTTCATAATACATAACCACATCTCCAACATCAGGGAATATACTTAAATCAGTTAAGTCATCAACTAAAAATCTAAAGATTAAAGCATAATCAAACTGAACACCAAATTCATCTACTGGATTTGATTGGGGGGATCTTTCAACTAAAGCATATAGTAAAACAGGATCTTGGAAATATCTTCCTTCACTTGCCTCACCATACATATTAACATTGGTTTTAGTTAAGTTATATTTATAGAATACTACTTGTTCAGAGATAATGTTTTGCATTAACTCACGGTTAATGTGTCTGAACATGCTTATATCTCTACTTTCACCAAATAATGCCATATTATCCTATAAAAATTGTCATTGGAACCTGATTAATTTCATTAACGCGAGCTGCTGATTCTGCTGCCCTTCTTTCAAGTAATGCTTGACGAGAAGTTGAATCAAAGTAATCTCTTAATCTAGTGATTAAAGCTTCTTTTTCAGAAGTTGCCGCAGCTATTAAATCACTTTGGTTTAATGTTACTTCAGCTCCAGGAATAGGTATAGTTCCATATTTACCTCTAACATACCCTAACATTTCTTTAGCTAAGGCTAATGTATATTCAAAAATCCAACTTCTACCTACAGAATTTATTTGTTCATATGTTGGATTCCCATAAGGAACATTTGATACATTATTTACTTTAGATGTAGGTGTTATAGAAGCATCATATTTTTCATCTATAATAGAATATTGAAACCACAAATTAGTTCCTTCATCTCCTGTACCTGGTATAGGGAATATTCTTAATTTATTATTAATTAATTGGAATGTGTAGTTAGATAATCTAACTTGATTTGACATTTCAATAGCCTGAATGTTTTGTAAATCATAACTTAAAGGCATTAATAAGAAGTTAGTTGAAGGACCATATCCGGCAATACCTACTAAACCTACAGCGCTAGCAGCACCCGGTAATATACCGGCCCACGGACTATATAGTTCAGAAACAGCAGGTACATCTTCATACCATATTTTTTTAATTTCTAAACCGCCTGAAATATTATTATCAGTGGCCCAAGCTCCTAAATCATAATCTTGAATACTTCCTGTTAATGTAACTGAACCGCTATACCAATTGTAATTTCCTCCGGTACCTGCTTCGGAGGCATATTGTTGGGACATGCGTATAACACCTTCTAAATTAGGTGTAATAAGGGATTTATTTAAATTGGACCCAGTTGATGCTCCTTCTAAAGATAAATAATTATCTCTAACATTAAAAGCATATAGTTCATTACCGTATACTGTGACAGCTTGTTCAAAAGCAGTATAAAAATTAACATCTTGTAATTCTACGTTTTCAATAGGGTAACCTAAACGCAAACCACAAAATTT